CCTTACTTAAATCCAGTGGTTTCTCTACACTCATATTTTACAAAGTTATTAGTTATAGTAATAAATTATGTGCATTTCATTGCTCACAATTCCTCTTTTTTATTATCAACCTTTTTGCTTCATTGCTTGTACTCTTTCGCGCTCTACTTCCAGCCTTGCTCTATCTATATCATCTCTTCTGCCATTTCCATCAGAATCCATACTAAGGCTACCTGCAAGCTTGATCTTCTCTACTTCTAACTTATTGATGCGGTCGAGTTCGTTTTGCTGTGCCTCGAAGTTCTGCTTCTCTGCTTGGAGTTGTTGTGCGGCCTGAGCTTGTTGCTGAGACATCTGTTGTGCTTGCTGGGCTTGTGCCTCTTGCATCTGCTGTTGTTTAGCTTCTACTTCCATCAGGAGTTTCTTGATACTACTGAAGTTGGCACCATCCAAAATCTGTGCAATAGTAGAAGGTTGCTGTCCATTTTGCGCAAATGTCAGTGCCATCTGCTTCATCTGCTGCAACTTGTCTTGTTCCTTGCTGCTATTCTTGACAAATACGCCATACTCTGCCTCTTGGTACTCGGAAGGATCTACCTCGATAAGGGCAGTACGCAAATCGCTCGTCACATATGTCATCTTCTTGCCTTCTCTCCAAGCGATCTTAGATACGTCAATCAATCCCATATATTCCTTCTCTAAGAATGCTTCGTAACGACGGAACATCTCCTCAGAGATTACAGAGCTTTGGAATATAGCCCGCTCGGTAGTACCAACCCCGTCAGAGGTCATCACATTACCCTTACGCTGGCGGGTGATACCTACGTTTTCTTCCCATTCTTCCTTGATAGCTTGAAGAAGCTGGAACTGAGCAGCGATATACTGCCCAAGGCTCATATCAAGGACTTGGTATTGGTTGAATGTTACCCGTTCCCGGTTCTTGCCTTCCGAGGTGCTATCGATAAAGGCAAAGCCCATAGCATCGGCGTAGTACATAAACTTCTCTTCGTCCCATCCATTGCCCTTGGGGATCGTGTTAATCTCCATAAGCATAATCTTGTCCTTATTCTTGGCGATAGAGAGTTCTAAACGGTAGTGAAAGACGTTGTAAAGGATCTGGTAGGGCAGTCCGATAGAAACAACGCTGATATTATCGCTATGGCGGTTGCTGTAGATACGTCCGTTATAGGGCAGCTTACAGTCAGAGATATTATTCATCTGATTGCGCTGGACTTTATGGGGGCCGAAGTTCACATAGATATCTCCGTCAATCTGATATCCCTCCCACACTTCGTTTACCCAATAGAACTCAACCGTTTCGTTCTCTTCTGCCTTGTGGGTCTCATCGACAACCATCTCCTGCGGGTTACCAAACTCGTCGGTATACTTCAAGATACCTACACGAGAAAAACTCTTCCAACAAACGTGAAGCACCTCGACCATACGATCGCTCTCATCGTCTTCAGGCTTATTGATAAAGAGAGATTGTACTCCACCGTATCCATCCCGGTACTTTCCAGAGGGCTGCTCTAACCGATCTATATCTTGGGGAGTAAGGACATCGTAGAACTTGTCAATTACATCGTTGATACTCATTATCTTACGACGTACAACCCAATCCGCGTCTTCAATAAACTCTACGTCTGGGGATTTTTCAAAGTCAAGGTCTAACGGGCTAACGATATCATACTCGATATCATTCATCAACACATCCTTGTAGGTATAGACCTCTCCAGTAACCAACCAATCCAAAAAGCCAAGTTGGAACTTGTCTTCTAACGACAACCAATCAAATAAATAGTTCAATACCTCCTGACCTACAATAGCACGAGAGTCTCTGTAGTTAGAGAGAACCATGCTCATATACTCATCCGGTGCAGCTTGTTCCTCAGAAGGTATGTTTGTCTCCATACCCCCCTTGTTCATCTCATTGATGAAGGTCTGCTCAAGGTATTCTTTGTACTTCTCCTTGCGGTATGCATCAAAACGAGTTTGGATGTCTGCATTACGCACTACTACTTGGTATGCTACAGGACGTTTTGCCTTTTCGCCAAGCATAAGATCCACAACAGGCTTGATGATGTTGTAGTTGCGGAGTCGGGCTGGGAAGTTTTTCTTAGCCCAAGATTCACTGTTATAGGGGTTGACGACATAGTTGTAGTCGGACTCCTTTAAGTTGCCATTATAGGCCTCGTAATACGTCTGGAGGGTATGCTTGGTAGAAGTGCTGAATGAACTTCTATTGATAAACGCCTTTATACATTCCTCTCCCCATTTTTTGGTCTTTTTAGACCGGGGAAGTTTTTGTTTTGGTATTTGAAACATCAGTAACTTTATGAAAAGAAGTTGCGGTCAAAAAAGTTTGAACTGTTTGTCTGTTCTGTTATAGTTAGTTCTCTGTTGTGCAACTCTTTTAGGTGGAACATACCCACCATCATAGCTGACACACGGTCAAAGTTTCCACTTCTATTGTATTTTATTAACTCATCAAGCAAAGCTACATCATATATATAATGAAGATTGCATTTCTTCTCGCCAGTTTGAGATATAGCGCGTGGTGTCTTTAACCAATCGCGCAAATAGATCTCTGCTTGGCCCTTTCTTTCTCTACTTCCCATACTCATACCATAGCTACGCCCTAACTTTTTGATTTTGATGTTATCCGTCTTATCAAAAATTTCTACTTCGGGCATTAAATACTGAAGTAACCTATTTCTTTTAGCGTAAGGTATTACTTCTCCCCTATCGTTTTCAAAGCCGATACGGGCATTATAGTATTCTGCAAGCAAAAATAGGTTATAATTGTATTCATCCTGCGTATCAGGTCTTCCTATATAGCTGGCAACGATCATATCATCCGGTTTACTGAACGGATTTATGCGTTTTATAACATATGCCGCACCCAACGATTGCCCATACCCATCTTGTGCATAGGGGTCGTGTGCGATGATATACAGGTCATCGGGTATCTGGTCGTTTTCTTTGTAAGGTGACTGGTAGATTACGACAGCCCCAGTCAAGTCGTCGCCCTTTTGGTGAGGGAACTTGTTGATAGCCCGTAAGTTAGGTTCCGGCCTAAACTTAACCCCCTCCTTGCTGTCTACTAACCTACCAACCGTTGCAATATTTGCAAGAGATCCGGACTTGAGTATCTCGTTTCTCCAGTCCAAGATCATAGCAGACGGGAAGAGGTTAGAGCTTTGCTGCATAAACGCCTCTTTGGGACAGAAAGGGTATTCCGTCACATACTTGTCAAGTACGCCAGCATCCTTAGAATCTCTACGCTTTTGCTCCCGTATAGCCAGTTCCGACTGTTTGGCTTTCTCCACGTTGCTATTGCCTGCTGAATCCATATAGCCAACCTTATTAAGGTAGCAAGGGAAGAAGAAACCGCAATTCTGATGTTGTGAGCCTTCATCCCAGATATTGGTTATAGGAAGCAGGTTATATGCCTCCGGGTTATAGAACATAGACTCGAAGTCGATAGTTCCTCCGGTCATATCGCCACCAGTACCAAACAAGATGATCTGCCCAGTAACGACATCACCGTCTTCCACACACGGCTGGGTAGCGAGATAGGAGGACTTGAGGTTGTCGAATACACCACACTCCTCAAAGATCACGATATTGGCATCTTTACCTCTGGCGGCATCGGGATTGTCGAGGAAGGTCAACGCCTCTACTTCGCTTTTATATCCCTTCTCTACAGGTTGCCCTCCCATATACTCCAAGTAGCTTGCCTTACGGTGATTCTGCTTATCGATTAGCTGCCTTCTTTTAGTCCAGCCCGTATGCTCGTTCAAGAAGTTCATATTGTCTGTAACCATTGCCATAATACCTTTTGGGTATAGGTACTTCTTGTCGAAGGCACAGAGCAGCGAGTAACTGTTCCTTACGGTATTGAAGGTGTTTGTTACTAAAGCGGCGTTCTTATAGCTAAATCCTTTACGTCTTGCTTTACCTACGATAAGGTGTCTTCCTCCATCCATAAATCCATCTGCGACAGTGGTCGTAAGACGTAGCTTTTCATACTCGTCTTTCGCAATGCCTTTGCGAGCGATATCGAGCAGCCAGAAGAACTCATAGTCCCCATCCCAAAACGAGGGAAAGGTCAACACTTTGCTTTGAGCTTTACCAGCGTCTTCTGTGAGCTTTATTCGTACGAAGTTGAGGTAGAAGTAGTGGTGCCCTGTGATACGTGTACCACCGACCTCGTAGCCATTGATACACCTATCTAACTGAGTAGTCCAATACTCGTAATGAGCAGAACTTCCCGGAGGGTCAGGGCAGTAGAAGCCATGCTCAAGGAAGTGCAGAGCATCTCTTCTAAACTCTTGGGTATTGACTAACATATCAATCTTCAAATTGTCCCTTCTTACCTCCTCCTCGGATCTTGGTGTCGGTAGTTTCCTGACGCTTGATCTTCTCTTCTAACGTAGAGATGTTGTCTATGGCTTTGGGAAGCTTCTCTGCTATCTCCAACATACGCTGTACGCTTCGTACGATGGGGTCGATGTCCTCCATATCTACGTCTTTGAGGGCATCTTCGATACGGATACGCAACGTGTCGATTACCTTGCTGGAGGTGAGCAGGCCTTCCCGTATAGACGTAAGGGTCTTTACCTCGGGGGTAGAACTCATCTCAAGGTACTTGTCTATAGCTGCCTTGACATACGAGTCCACCTCCCAATCCACCAACTTCAAGTCGGCCTTGACCCGCGTCGTCCTCTCCTCCACAGGATATATGATATAAGGGCTGCGGTGATCATAAACGAAGTAGATATATCCAAACTCTTTAGGAGCTACTATCTTCTCTTTAGTTCTGTCTCTCCTATATAGCGACTTAAACTCCGCTATCAGGAGTATCTGAGGGTCCACTATTACCCTGAAGTTTTCTTCTCTGAATAATCCCATAATTTAACTGTGATATCCTTCCCGGTTTAACATAGAACTTCCCAAAGTACGGAAGACGTACACTGGTCAAAGCCCCTTCTTCCATATGCATTTTCAAATGCTCGAATTGTGATTCCACAATGCTAAGCACCTCATCGGGATGCGCTCCCAAATCATTTGCAATCTCCTTACAAATCTTCGCTTTTATCGAGTTCTTTCTTGGCATACAACACAAACATTAATTGATAAACATATTGACCGATATAAATCTCCGTATAGTATACAATCCCCATCTCCTCCAACCTCACAGACACCACAAACTCAAACTCCATCAACACCCCTATATCATCAAACTCATATACCAAATAATGGCTGGGTCGGTTAGATGACAAACCTGAATATAATATCATCTACTATAGGAGGTGCGTGTATTATCGAATTGTACCTATATAAACCATCGTCTCCCAAAATAATAACCCCCTTATCCTTCAAACTCTTCACATAATTATTGATCACAGCTACACTCCTGAAATTCATCTCACGACTTACAGAGATCCTCGCCTCCGTACTACAAGCTATCTCAGGGTCGAAAGCCATAAACAATAACAAACAATCCAATTCCCTCGGAGTCAACTTCAATATCCCATTCATCAACTCCAGATAGTGCCTCTTATGAAGCCTCGGACTCGTCGTTATATTTAGTACCATTGCTTCCCTCGTATTTGCTTACTCTGTCAATCTTCTTTACTAACCTCTTCTTCAAGAGAACCCGAATATTCTTCAACAATATAATGATGCACTGATTCTCTACAGAGAAGTTCTTCTTCTGTAACTCATACATCCTATCTATCAACATAGTAATAACCTCCTCGTTCGTAGTCCCCCCGTTATACCCCAAAGCCGTCTTCTCCGTAAAACGTATTACCTGATAGTCATTCTCCGATTTAAAATTGTGTAGCTTATACTCTACACCCGGCGTTACTACTTCCATAATATTAATA